GCCGGGTGCTTTTTGAGACGACCAGTGAAGTGGGTAATGAGCGCGTCGCGGCCGCTGCTTTTACCCTCGTGCCATGCCCATCTTTACAGGGGACCGGGTGCATGAGTCAGCAAATGCATCCGGTCCCCACTCTTTTTTGGTTCCCAGCCGGTCCCCGATCGTAGTCGAGGACAAGTGTTTGACTCAAACAGGAGACTTGAAATGACCGGACCGACCACAGATCAGACGCAAGACATCATCGATCGGCATGCACAGAAGAAGCGGGCCGAGATTCACGAGATTGTCCAGGTGAAACTGGCGAATTGGAGGGCGGCGGGGTCGCCGGAACTCAATCCGAATGCAGACATGCCGCAGGGTGTGTGGGACAAGGAAACTGAAGTCGCAGTGAAGTCGGCGATCATTGCGGAACAGTTGCAGAAACAGCAGGCTGCGATCGATGCCGAGCAAGCCATTCGGCAGGAGCAGATGTAATGGCGCAAGATCAGAGCATGGCCGATATGGATGCGGTCCATAAGAAGAATTCGGTGCAGGTCGCGGCGCAGGTGGCGGTCAATACAGCGAAGGCAGCGTTAGTACCGCCGAACGTTGGGCGTAGTGAACCTGGCAGCAATCCGAACTTTATGCAAGGGACGGCGAACGGTATCAAGCCGAACGCCTTTATGCTTAATCGCGCGTAACAGGAGGTTTCATGGGAACGAACACAGCTACGGCGAAGGTCAAGGGTGGTTTGTTTGCTGACTCGGCAGGGTTACTGACGCTGACCAGTATCCTTGGCAGGGAAGGCCGACGGACTTATGCGGCTCACGAACTTGGCACGAAGATCGGTTTTCCGCTTCGTGCCATTATGAATGCAACCGCTGGTGTGGCTCCCGGCGGTACTGCCACGTATACGTTTCCGAGTATTGAGCCGAATGTCGAGCTTGGCGGCAAGCGCACGATCAATCAGATTGCTCTTATTAATCGTGCGACGACGGCCGCGGACGTGACCGAGTACAAGAATGACATCTTGAAGTGGTCGCAGCGTTCGACGTTTGGACCGAATGCAGTGACGAACAAGGATGGGAACCCGCTGGGGACTTGGTAACATGGTGTTTGAGTCAAACGGAAAGAAGTACCGTGGCAAGAGTTCTGGACGGGCTCTTGCCACGAAGTCGAGGCTGGCAGCTTGGGGCGATCCTTACGTGACGGCGGACGGCAAGACGATTCCTCCTGAGGTCTTGTTTGATGATGTAGCGAAGAGTCACGTGAAGTCGAGTAGTGAGTACAAACCGGCACGTAAGCGGGCCGTCCCTGAGTTGCCAGCCTCACCGAAAGCCATGAAGGGTATCGCGATCGTATTCACCCTGACGATTATGGGGATTACAGATCGCGACATTGCTGAGATGTTGCAGATGACGCCAGCCGAAGTGCGGCAGGTGCGGCAGCATCCAGGGTACAGCGAGACATTCGAAATCGTTGCGAGCGAATTCGTCAGCGCGAAGTCGAAGCGTCTCGTTTCGAAGATTGCGGCATATGCAGACGATGCATTGGATAGTGTGCATCGTATTGCTATGTACGGGGAAAAGGAGAGCAATGTTCTGCGTGCCAACATTGACATCCTTGATCGTGCAGGCGTTCGGCCAAAGGATATGGCTGAGAACAAGGGTGCGCATAGTGAACTCCGCATTACGATTGTCAAGGGTGACAGTGATGCTGAGGTTGCTGTCAACGGTATGACCATCGACAACGTAGGAGGTTGAGATGACAAAGAAGAAGGAGCAGGAAGTGGCGGAGACGGCATCGACAGCGCAACCGGCAGATGTGGAAGACCCGAAGGCGGTGCACGAATACACTGTGCTGACCGATGGTGCTGTCTTTCACAAGGATCACTTCAAGACGAAGAAGGCTGATGTGCCACCGCCCGAAGAGAAGGAAGGTGATCACGTCACGTGCAGCATCGGCGATGTTGTGGCGCTGACGAAGGAGGAGGCTCACAAGATGCGATCCAGCGGTATCGCGTTGGCTGAAAGGCCGGAGCCGGCGCAGGGTGGTAGACCGTCGGCAGGAGAGCGGAGGCAATACGAATGACGTGGGTTCCGAACAAGGCAGGGACCGATGCTATGTCAGGATCGGTCGATCCGCCGTATTCGAAGGTGAATCGCTATGTCGCGAACGTGGCGGCGGTCGCGGCGGCAACGCCTCAGTATCCGGGAGAAACCCTTGTCACGGTGGATACGCTTGAAACGTATCAAGCAGCAGATTCGACAACGGGCCATTGGCAAAAACAAGCCGTCCGACAATAACCCTCAAGGTGTTTGACTCAAATGCCGAATTACAAACTCATCGAAGGGTCTGTGCAGTCTGGCTTTTATCATAGCCGGGCAAAGATACAAGTATTCGGCGGAGCGTTTGCTAATGGAAAGACGACTGCACTCGCGGTCAAGGCGCTGAAGCTGGTCAAGGACTATCCAGGTTGCAATGGACTCCTTGCCCGCGAGACATATCCGAAGCTGAATGATACGCTCAGGCGCGTGTTCTTTAAGTGGTGCCCGCCTGATTGGATTTTGAAGAAGCCGACTATCGACGACAATACGTGCTATATGAAGAATGGCTCGATTGTCAATTTCCGATACATATCGCAGCGTGGCAGGGGTCGTAGCGATGGCAGCGCGACGAGCAATTTGTTGTCTGCGACGTACGATTGGGTAGGGGTCGATCAGGTCGAAGACCCTGGCATCATACACAAGGACTTCCTGGATTTGCTTGGCCGTCTCCGTGGCGATGCATCGTATCTAGCGGACGACGAAGACTTGACGATGCCAGCGAGTGGTCCACGGTGGTTGATGCTGACGGCGAACCCATCGCACAACTGGTTCTACAAGGAATTGATCCAGCCGTACCTGTTGTGGCTGAAGACTGGTCAGAAGGTCGAGAAGCTGCTCATCGATTCCGACACGGGGCTGCCTCTCATGGAACTGTTTGAGTCAGACACGTATGCGAACAAGGCGAATTTGTCCCATGACTATATTGTCGGACTCGAAGCCACTTACAAGGGCCAGATGCGTGACCGTTTCTTGCTCGGAAAGTGGGTTGCATTCGAGGGGCTGGTCCATCCAGATTACGATCCGGCGGTACATACCCTATCGCGTGCGGAGGCCGAAAATTACCTTGCAGAGTGTCTATTGCGACACGTACAAATTCAAGCAGTGGAGGCTTACGATTTTGGTATAGTCTCGCCAAGCTGTTATTTGCTGGGATTTGTGGACGACCGTGGGCGTGTGATCGTTCTTGATGGGTTCTACCAGAGCGACTTTCCATACAACATGCAGCCGCAGGCGATTAGGGACATCAGGGCAAGGTATGCCGGATTGCTGATGTTCAATAATCGTATCCATGCTGATCCTTCCATATTCAAGAAGACGGTCGTTGCTGGGATGAAGGAAACCGGCTCGACAATTGCGAAGCTGTATCAGGATGACAAGATTTACATGCGACCTTCGAGCAACAATATCGTCACAGGTATTGCGAAGGTCAATTCGTATTTGGCAGGCAAGAAGGGTGTGCCACACATTATTACGAGGGAAGACCCTGGGCCAATGATTTACTTCGTCGATGACTTGGCGTTCATTGGTGACGAGATGTCGTCGTACTACTGGAAGCAGAACACTGCTGGCCAGCGGATTGACGAGCCGATGGATGCGCATGATCATGCGATGAATGCGCTGAAGTACATGCTAAGCTATCTGCCAGAGGTAAGCAAGATCATAGTGCCAGAGTCGGCGCTGCCGCCGAAGTGGCAGTATTGGCATGAGACAGAGCTTGGATACAGAGGTAATCACTGACTGTGTGAGTCAAACCATGTCCTCGCGAAGGCGGGGAATAAGGAGGGAGCGATGCAGAACGTTGGTTTGGTTTTACTTGTATTCGCATTCGTGTGTGCCTTTCTCGCGGCGATATGGAATCAGTACCCAGCCGGTCCCAATACACGGTGGCATCTCGGATGGGCGGCAGTTGCTTTTTGGATTGCTGCTGAATTGTTCGGTGGTATCGCTAGGAATCTTGGGCTGCATTAACTGTGTGAGTCAAACGGGGCTGACAAATGACCTTTGCTGACATCAATGATAGCGATCCGACCGATGTGGGCGACGATGCTAGTGCGCCTTCGAAGCCTGGCAAGGAGCCTGCGCCAGTATATCAGATTTACGAAGGCAGTCGCATAGCGATTAGTTCGTCCGTAGGCAAGTTGTGGCAGCGCAGGATCAATGCGGCTACGAAAGCCTACGAACAAATCACGTTGATGTGGGACGAGATTTTCCGATACTACAACAACAGCCAAGGTCGTGCGATTGAGTCGTCGCGTGGTGTCTTCAAGCGTGGCGATGTGACTGAAAACGTGGTGTTCTCGAACCTGAACATCATGCTACCTGCGGTCTATAGCAAAAACCCAGACATTACTGTCAGCACGTCCGACGACTCGGATCAAGAGTTCTGTCGAGCGATGGAGAAGCTGATAAATACACTATTCAGAACATCGTTGCATGCGAAGCAGAAGATCAAGAAGTGCGTCGGCATTGGGCTGCTAACGAATTTCGGTGTCATGAAGCTGGACTATACTCGAAAAGACGATTCGAGGGAAATCGCTATTCAGCAGATGAGTCAGATTACACAGGAGCTAGCCACTGCGAAGACGCAAGAGGCAGTTTCTATGCTCTACGGGCAGATGGAAGCCCTAGAGATGAACATGGAAGTGATGAAGCCTAGCGGTCCAAGCCTTGGCAATATCTTGCCGCACAATCTGATCATCGATCCGTACTCGGAATTGCAGGACGGCACGGATGCTGAGTGGATGGCTGAGCGTGTCTTTTTGCCGACTGCAATGCTCACACAGCGATTCACGAAGCCCGATCCAGAATCTGCGTCTGAGTCAAACGACCCTGGATCGAGCAATTACGACTGTGGCGCGCGTGTTCTTATTTACAAGCCTACGCACAAGGCTTCATTCGACACGTCTGACGGCAAGCGTGATGACGGGTTGGGGTTTGTGCAGCAGGCTATGGAAGACGCTGTGGATAGCGCACATCATACGGATGATGAGCGTACTGCGTATT